GGGGTTACTCTGTGGTAATTGTAACACCAGTTTGGGTAGTTTTAAGGATAATCCGGCCTTACTTAGAAAAGCAATAGAATATTTAGAGAGGGAGACAAATGGACTTGAAGAAAATAAAGTTATCGGATGAAGTTTTAAGTAAGGCAAAAGAATACTCCAAGGGTAAGACCTATAAAAGGAGTATGCGAGGAGAAGAAGGTACTAATATCGGAGCTATAGGCGAGTACGTAGCTAAGGACTATCTAGAGGGTTTCGGTCTGGCTGTATCAGACAACAGAGGTACGGAGACAGCGACACAGTATGATTTTCTAGTTAATGGTAAGAGTGTAGAGGTAAAGACTAAGGATCGAACAGTACCACCAAAGTCATTCTACGAGTGTTCTGTTCCGCTCTACAATCACTCTCATCAGAAACCTGACTGGTTCATATTCCTATCACTCTACAGGAATGATTCACGGTATGAGGATGCATACATCTTAGGTATCTCCACCTATGACTTTATTGAGAAGGAAGGTATTACTGTGATGAAGGGTGAGGTAGATGAAAGTAATGGTTGGATGTGTAAGGAGTCATGCATCAACCTGCCCATAGATAGGCTGTCTGGAGTTGATCGGCTTATTCTAGAATTAAATTCAATCTAGTAGTTGCAACTACGTTTCTGCTATGAGATAATACTAACTTAAAAATTGGAGACAACATGATCGTGAGACTATATGAGTCAGGAGACCTTGACTTAGCTACCGTTAAAGAAATGCTATGGCAGGCAGACTCCCAAGCCAACTTCCATCCAGACGCTCAGTGGATAAATTCGTCATCATTTGGAACTATACCAGCATCAACACGGAATAAGAGCCGTGTGTATACTGAATTTTCTGTCCGTTGGATTGGGCGAGAGTCCGTCATTATGTGGCTAACCAGTAACCAGATTCTCTTTGAAATTATATCTTATGATATGCTTCCTGAAGAAAAGGAGGCTATTGAGGGCACCATCAACAGTAATTTTACTGAACCAATAAACCACATAAACTAATGATACATCCAGACATAAAACTAAGCCATTCCAGTAGCACCAACTTCTGTGCGAAGCAGTTATGGTATAAGAAATTAGGTGGAGCAGAGTTCCACCATAACTTCTATTCTGGCGCAGGTACTATGGTAGATGCAGGATATGAAGCAGGTCTAAAGAATATCATGACAGGCGTTGAGGCGTGTAACATACGTAAGTCAATGGAGAAGTCCCTTGAGGAAATGGAATTTTCCATGTCCTATGATGAATTTTCTAAACTGGCAAACACGTTAGATGAGCATGTGTCAGCGGTAGAGGGGTACATGAGTTGGATTAACTACAAACCGTTAGAGACTCAGTACTATTTCAACATCATCTTTGATGGACATACCAGAGTAACCACTGGTTACATGGACATTGTTGCCGAGCGTAATAATTTACCCCTCATCATAGATATTAAGCGACAATCTAAACCTGCGAAGAAGGCGAAGAAGGAGTGGGTCATGCAAGGCGCACTTTATGCATTAGTATTAATGAAGCAGAGAAAACTGGTGGACATACCAGCATTTGAGAATCATCTCATCATACCCAACCAGCCTCCTGTATTCCTAAAGACGGAGCTAACAGCGGAGGACTTATACATGGCATATAAGATGCTCACTGAGTTAAATGACAGGGTGGATAAAGACTACTGGCCTCTTAACAGAAGCCATGCGCTATGTTCTAACATGTGGTGTGATGTATATGACCGTTGCCATTATGAAAATTTCATTGGCGTGGATGCCCTGCTAGATAAAATAGAATGAATAATAACTTACTAAAATTATTATATATTACCGAACAACACCTAACGCTTGCTCTTAAGACATTGAAGGATGAAAGCTATGGCGAAACCAGACTTATATTATTCACAGCCCTCTCAACAATCGGACAACTACAAGAAATCCTTGAGGAAGAATCCTTTAAGGACTACGAGAAGCGAAGAGAGTAGAAACAATTTAAAGAGGGACAAACAGATTATGGCGAGGTTCAAAGAACTTGGCTATAAGAAGGGAGACAACGGTAATCTTCCTTGCTTTTGTGGGGAACTAGACCAAGACACTGTCTGGTGGATGTCCAATTGCAAGAGCAGAACTAACCACCTATTCTGTTCCATGTGTGGTGTGCGAGTATTTGAACCAGAGATTAAGGAGACCCTAGCTAAGTTGCTAGACCTCTGGCGCAAGCTCAAGTGGCGCATGTGGAAGAAGGATGAGGTATCAATCAGTAATCTTTTAAGCAAAGGAAGTAATGCTTGAAAAATATAAAAGAGAGGTTATGAGAAAGCCTGAAAAATTGGTTGTCGAGGGGGAAACAGGGGCTGGTAAAACAACCTTTGCATGTTCCTCCCACACAGCAAAAGAGCCTGTATTTGTCATCAACGCAGATGACGGTGGTGAGAATGTCTTTCACAAGACAGGGATCAACCTGATACATGACTGTGTACCTACAGGTGATGTGAAGGAGAACGCTGAGAAGTGGGACTCTATCATGGGAACCCTCCGTGAACTAGCGAGCGAAAAGACTGGTATAAAACGGATCATTGTAGACTCCGTTGACAAGCTGGAAATCTTAGCTCAGGGCAAGGTATGTGTTGACCATAAACAGCCTCATATTGAGTCATTAGGGTACGGAAAGGGCTACGCATATGCTCGTGGCGAGGTCGCTAAAATGCTGAGTGGTCTTAATTATTTAAGGGATACTCAGGACATCCAGCCAATCCTTATCTGTCATACGCAGATACGGACAATTAACAAGCCAACAATGGAGCCGTATGACTCCTTCATTTTAAAGCTCCACAAATCCCTGTCTGCTGATATAATGGAGTGGGCAGATGTAATTTTATTTGTGGCGTTTGAGACCATAGTCAAGAAGATCGACTCTGGATTTAACAGGAAAGATAGCAGGGCAATTCAGTCCGGTAATAGGTTCCTGTACACAAGTGGTTCTATGGGCGTTGATGCCAAGAATCGGTTCGATTTACCCCCCGAAATTCCTGCCGACTGGAATGCGTACCGCAAGCTGATTGACAGCTTTTGGGATGGGGAAAAAACTAACTCAGAAACTCCGAACAAAGGATAAGTATGTTTGACACAGCAAATACAGACTTCTCAATAGAAGATGTACAGGCAACTCTGGAAGCAGAGAACACACGTGAGCGGGTAGAGGTTCCTGCAGGCGAGTATGTCTGTGAAATTAAAGCCCCCCTTCCTGATGTAAGACAGGATGCCAAGGGGCATAACAAGATACTCATGCCTATCGAAATCTCTGGCAATGCAGAGTTCGATGGACAGTGGTTGTTTGAAGCCATCTATATGAACAACCAGCATGATGATGGGGGTAAGGTCAAGGATGGAATAGGTAAGCGTAAGGTGGCGAGGTATGCCAATGCGCTTGGTATGAAGAAGCTCAATAACCTAGGTGAACTGGAGGGTAAGTTTATCAATATTGTATATGGGCCTAATAAACGTGGCTATAACGAGGTACAGGAGATTACTGCGTTTAATTCCACACCAACGGCAACCGCTCCCTTAAGTTCAAAAGAAGCGGAAGAAAAGGCAGACCTGCCGTTCTAATGTATTGGGATCAACCCTTGAAAAGATAGGCTCTGTTCCCAATTCGGCGGTCAGGTTTCTCTCCTGTTACCTGATCGCCTCACCTATAGCAAATAGTCTATAGCAAATAGTCTATACTGATGACCATGATAGAAGCGTGGATTTGGAAAAATTTAATCGTAATTATCTGGACTGCGGTAACAGTATATCATTGGGGTCAGCCTTATGGATTTTAGGATGGAGATGCCATTCTATGAAGCAATCCTGCCTTGGCCTGTATCGGTCAATTCATTATACAAAGTAAGAGGGAAAGGTTTATACATCTCAGGAAAGGGTAAGGCATTTAAAAGTGCATGTGGTATCATCTTTGCAGGAACTAAGATGGTATATGAAACGGAAAGGGTGTGGCTAGATATACAGGTATATCCGCCTGACAATCGGAGACGAGACATATCCAACTTAATTAAGATAGTAGAAGATGCTCTACCTTGGTTCAAAGACGACTCACAGGTAGATAGGATTAAAATAATAAGATGCAAAAAGGATTCACGTAAAAAGGGGTACATTATAGTTAAATGTGGGGCATTAAATGGAACAGATAAAACATGAGTATAAGGATGGGAATGGGAGACTACTATATACAGTAGTAAAATTTCCTAATAAAGAATTTCGTAGACTTAGAGTTGATCAGACAGGTAAAGAAGTTTGGAATTGGGATGGTATAAAACAGGTACCGTACCGTTGGCCTGACATTAAGGATCAGCGTGCAATAATATTTGTCGAAGGAGAGAAGGATGCAGACAGACTCCACGACATAGACTTGTTAGCTACAACTATAGCAGGGGGTAGTAATGCATGGTCACCTCTTATAAAAAAACAATCCGACTTTGCAGAAAAATATTTCAATGGGTTTGATCAGGTCTTTATAATTCCTGACAACGATGAAGCTGGCAAGAAGTTTGCCCAAGATACAGGTGAACAGATACGAGACTTTGTATCTAAAGTTTGGATAGTAAATTTACCTAACCTCAGTAAGGGTGGTGATGTATCTGACTACTTGGATAACATTCCACCAGACCAACAGAAGTCCTCCCTTTTAAAATTAATTGAAGAACTAAAGACACCGTTTGAGATAGAGGCATCTAACCTCGACCTTAACAAGGCGTGGGACTTTGACAGCCTCAACGTGGATGAATATCTGACTGAGTCAGAGCGTTCCCAAACAGTTAATGACATACAGGACACACACAATAGAATAATTTCACAACTCAAGGGGGTTTCGTGGTCAGGCGATACAGCCAATGCGGTTTGCCCCTCGCATGATGATCGCAAAGCCTCCCTGAGTGTTACGCTTGAAACGGAAAAGATATTAATGCGCTGTCATTCTGGCTGTAGCATTCAGACTATATGCAACGGCCTAGGGGTAAAGGTCAGTGAGTTATTCCTGAAGCGTTCCGTTGAGCTTAGACATCACCAGAAGAGTAACGTGGTGGTACCCAAGCCGGATGAGATGAAATCTATTTGCGATAACCTGTTAAATGACAATGAGCCGGAGGAGTTCGATGACACACACATTCCATCCATCCTACGTGACCATGTACGTGAAGCCTGTGAACTAACAGAGGCATCCTCGGCAATTATATATGGTACTGCACTGTCCTGTCTAGGTGCCCACGCTGGTATCAAACTCACCATACAACCTCCTAATTATTTTGTACCCTTGTACGGTAACATGTGGTTCCTCTCCATATCAGAGAGTGGTTCGTTCAAGACCACAGCCTTGAATGCTGGTTCTGCCAGACTTAAAGATAGGGAAGAAAAAATAATATACGAGGTCAAGGATTTGGAAACACGGATAGCTTCAATACGAGAGAATGGGGGACACGAAGGAGACGAGGAACTAATGGAGTACGTTAATGAATTAGAACGCTATCGTTCTATGAGGAAGGTGTTACCCAACAAGGCATCATGGGAAGCCTGTATTGACCGTATAGATGATACTGGCGGAGGTATCTGGTTACTGTCTGAGTTTGGGGCATGGTTAGCCATGTTAGAGTCGAACCATAACAGGGGATTCCGTCAACACCTTACGGAATTGTACGACACGCCTAGTTACTTTGAAGATGTTACTCGTACAGGTGGCAGTAAGGTATTACGCAGACCTTTTATTGGCATCTCAGGAGTGTCTACTATGGAATTTCTGCACGGATTACTAGGTAAAGATGATGCAGGGTCAGGATTCCTTGCACGTTTCATGTTGTTTAAACCTCCAGTGTCAGAGAAGATACCGTTTGCACTCCCACAGAAAAGGACAAAGATACAGGAGCTACATTCCTACAGATTATTGTCAGAGATATATAATCAGCTCGACAATATTTCCGTTTCAGTAGAATATAATATATCGCCTGATGCACAGAAGATTTTTGAAGACTATCACAACGATATGTTTTTAAGATTTCAAGAATCTAATGATTCAACTAAGTTCGTGCTTGACCCCTTCCTCAAACGGTGGTCTCCTTCTGTGCTTAAATCAGCGATACTATTCCAATACCTTATTGATTCAGAGAGTGAAACCATTGGCGAATCCGCTGTGATGGCTGGAATTTCTTTATCTCTCTATGCTGAAAAGTGTACACGGTACCTCTTTGAGAGAGACTTAGGAGAGAGTAAGGCACAACGGAAACAAAGGAAGTTGATAGAGTACATTGCAACCAAGGGCGGTAGTATAACTCGCCAGCAAATGATCTCATCTAAGGTACTGGAGGGGGGACATGGTGAGTATGACTATGTTGTTGAATCCCTTGAACATTCTGGTAAATTATTTATGGAACGTACAGATGGGAAGGTCACCAGTAACTCAAGAATAATATTAACGGAGAATAATAATGATTAAACTACCTACACAATACCAGCAGTTCATACACCTGTCACGTTATTCACGATGGAGTTATGACCACAAGCGTAGGGAGAGTTGGGAAGAGACTGTAGATAGATACTTCAATTTTTTTAAGGAACATCTAAAGGATAACTATGACTATAAGTTTAAGGATCAAGATATAAATGAATTAAAGGAGGCTGTACTTTCCCTGCAAATTATGCCGTCAATGAGGTGTCTAATGACCGCAGGGCCAGCCCTGAAGAAGGAGAACGTGGCAGGGTATAACTGTAGCTACATCCATGTTGACTGTCTCCGTTCCTTTGATGAGATACTGTATGTCCTGATGAACGGAACAGGGATAGGGTTTAGTGTAGAGCGTAAGCACACGGAAAAGTTACCTCCACTTCCAGATGAGTTTCATGATACTGACACCACCATAGTGGTAGCAGACTCCAAGTTAGGATGGGCGAAAGCGTTCAAGGAATTAGTATCTCTGATATGGTCTGGACTAATACCCAAGTGGGACTTGTCCAACGTCAGAGAGGCGGGGTCAATCCTGAAGACCTTTGGTGGTAGAGCGAGTGGGCCTGAGCCATTGGATAGCCTGTTTAATTTTGTTATTAATCTAACACAGTCTGCACGTGGCAGAATCTTGAGACCGATTGAATGTCATGATATAGTTTGTAAGATTGCGGAGGTAGTTGTGGTTGGTGGAGTCAGGCGGTCTGCCCTCCTAAGTCTGAGTGATATAGATGATGATGAGATGCGCCATGCAAAGACTGGTGAGTGGTGGAGAGATAATCCTCAGCGTGCGTTAGCCAATAATTCAGCTAACTATCACGAGGTTCCACAGACAGGTACGTTCTTGCGTGAGTGGACTTCCCTGTATGAATCAAAAAGTGGGGAAAGGGGGTTATTTTCATCCAAAGCATCTGCTTCCCAAGCAAAAAAGAATTCAGATCGACTCATAGACCACGAAGCATACGTCTTTGGTACTAACCCTTGCTCTGAAATAATATTGCGCTCACGAGAGTTCTGTAACCTGTCTGAGGTAGTCATACGTTCTGATGATACAATCATTAACATTGGAAGAAAGGTAAAACTAGCCACAATGCTAGGTACAATCCAGTCAACCCTTACTAATTTCAAGTACTTAACTAGGGAATGGACTAGGAATTGCGAGGAAGAACGTCTCCTAGGTGTCAGTCTGACTGGTATCATGGGTAATAAACTAACGGCAAGTCCTAAACCAAGTGAGCTAGAATCTCTCAGGAGTATAGCAATTCAAACAAATATAGCCCTTGCAGAAGAAATTGGAATCAACCCTAGTGCATCCATTACCTGTGTAAAACCATCTGGTACGGTGTCTCAGTTAGTTGACAGCGCAAGCGGTATCCACTCCAGACACTCTCCATATTATATCAGGCGAGTCAGGATGGATGCGAAAGACCCACTCACCTCATACATGCAAGACCTTGAGTGGGCATGGGAACCTGACATAACCAAACCAAATGACACAGTTGTATTCTCATTCCCTATTCAAAGTCCAAGGGGATGTATTACTAGGAATGACAGGTCTGCACTTACTCAGCTAGAAACATGGAAGGTCTACCAAGAACACTGGTGCCAGCATAAGCCATCCATTACCATCACAGTCAAGGAGGAGGAGTGGTTAGAGGTAGGTGCATGGGTACTGAAGAACTTCGATGTCATGTCTGGTGTGTCCTTTCTACCTCACTCAGATCATACCTACAAGCAAGCTCCTTATGAGGACTGTAATAAGAAGACCTACAAGGAACTGAACAACATGATCTGCGAGGCACATTGGGAGGACTTAACACAGTACGAACAGGAAGATTATACCGTAGCCAGTCAGGAACTAGCCTGTGTAGCTGGAGCATGTGAGATATGAAAAAAAAGGAGACTAAAGAAACTGTAGAGGAATACTTAAAAAGAGGGGGGGAAGTAACAGTGCTACCAGACGAAATAGTTTGGGAGATGTTTCCTCCTCAAGAAAAACTTTCTTATGCGATAAGGATACTAGACTATGAGCGAGATCATAAACATAGAAGAACGTAGGCTGGCTAAACTCAGTGATGATGAACTACTGGTAGAAGCTCTTGAGCGGGTAAGTAAACAAATATTCTCTCACTCTACCTTGATAAAAGACCTGAACGAAAGGATGGAATATCTAGAAGCAAAGGTACTCCCCTTGGGTACCGTTAAAGGGTTTGATTAGCCATTCGTTGTTTCTTTTGTTCCCTTAGAGCTTTCTCCCTCTGACGTAAGAGAGAGATCGGAGGGGCACTTATTTTTGTTTTAGCTTGAAAATCTTTTACCAACTCCTGAATTTTTTCTCTGTAATCTTTAGCGGTCTCTTGTATATCTGCCTTATCCTCCTGCATTATTGTCATATTTACAAGGTCTCTCTTAGCCAACCGTAACAGCTTTTGTATTCTAGAATATTCATACCGTAATTGTTTATTTCTACCTTCAGGTACAGCGATTGGTGTGACGTTTATACCGAACATACGTGCGCTGGCTTGACCTAGTGTGAACCTAGCCTCTCCTTCCTTTGTTAGTTGTCCTGTGCCTGCTTCCCACAAACGCTTAACTGCACCGTACCCTTGTTCTGGCCCTTGACCAATGCCGTGGAGCATCGGTGGCATGGTGAGATTGAAAGCGAACCACATCATGTCGGCAATCTGTTCACTGAATGTACCGTAGTCATCTACAATTGGCTTCCTAGTAAACCCATCAACACCTGAGATGATGGCTGAGGCGGTTGTTAAAGCAGGACTGCCCATCAAACCAGCGGTACGGATAGCCTTACCGGGTTTATTCTCAAACAATTCACCTAGCAACTCAGAGAACATCCCCCAAGGAAAGAGATAACTGACATCAATAAATTGCACCCTACCATTATTATCTAAATAAGGCCACGGTATCACAGGGTACGGCCCAACTCCTTCAAACTTCTCTCTCAGGTAATCACTCATACTGACCTTAAGACCATCGTATTCTTCTTCGTCCAGATCGTTCACACTTTTAAAGAATTCCTTTGCGCTCCAGCCTAATAAGTAATACGGTAGGAACTTCCACGGTTTTGTAATAGCGGTTTCCAATACGATGGGTGCAACAAAACTGGTGAAGGAAATAAATGGGGCACCAAATGGTGCTCTCCGTACCCACTTAACTGAGGGGAGTGGGTTACTGTAATCGAACAGGTACTTCTCCGCATCGTAAGCGGCATCGTGTAGCACTTCCATTTCTCTGTCTGAATATTTTCCGATGTCCTTAATTTTTAATCCTGCTTTCTCCATCTTATACTTGAGCATCATCATCTTGCCCAATGAATCTATTCCACCGTAAAAATCAGAAGTCCCATCACGCAGTATATTAAGTGCCCCTTTAATTGGGCCGAGCACCGCCATAGTGGTTTTATCTTTTGCATCTAGGCGTTGCATCATGTCCTTAAATTCTTTTTCTATTCTGCCTAGTTCTGCGCTACTGAAGTTACCAGAGGTCAGGCCGATATCTTTAGCAAGTTGGTGGAGCTTCCCTTTATGCTTGCCCTTTTTTAACATATCAGAGAGGGAGGAAAGCATAAGGTCTGGCATCCTAACGAAAGGTACATCCCCTAAATTCATAAGGGTTAGGTTAGAAATAAAGTTACGTACCCAAGACGGTGGGTTTGCAGAAACCTTAGCCCATTTCCATAAGCGGTTGTAATCTCCCACCTTACCTGTATCACCGAACACCTTCTCCGCCGTTGAGATATCCCCTGTTTGCATGTTCATACTGCCGAAGATATCCTGTGCGATCTCCTTACGCACCGCCATGCCAGCTAGTTGTCCGTACTTAGGTGTAGTCGGCACTAGGGAATATTTCTTATAATCAATTTTCCCTTGTGACTTTTCCATTTGTGACTGAGCCACCTCTTCCATATCCTTACTCAGGTCTTCTACTATCTTACGTTCTGTTTCGTTTAGATTTAAGTACTTAACCTGTTTGAATATTCTGTCTGCTTCGTTAGCTAACCAGTACGCAGACACGGAGCTACCCCTTGTGTCAATTAATTCTAATTGCTTCTGTAGGTCTACACTGGCTGTGAGGCTTCTCATTTTACCCAGTACGTCATAGCGTACAAGGGAACTAGGCAGTACCCAATTAGGATTGCCAGCGATACTCTTGAGCCAGTCGATAATTGCTATATCCTTTTGTGGTACACCTATAGCCTTACTAGCCAGATAGCCGGGGTCTTCTATTTCTCCTAGTATTAACTTACGTACACCCTCTGGTATGTCCTTTCGTCCTATCAGGTAGGACATGTCCAATCCTAATCCTCCTTTAGTGGTGGCCTTCCTGAAGTTCTCCTCACCTAACAGGTACTTAAGGTATACCTTGGGTAGGTATTCCCCCTCGTAATGTTCTTTGGTTTTACGCTTCATTAATTTACGATCTACCAACATCTCACCTATCTCGTTTATTTTCTTCTTTGCAGAGATAGCAGTCTGCCGTTCCTTTAGGTTCTTTATTTTGTTGGGATCAAAGTTTTTAGTCGTGAGGTACTTAAATATTAAATCCTTTTGTTTTGACTTTTTAAGTGCATCGTAAACTTTTTTACCTGCAGTTTCTCCGGCAAGAATTATCCCTTTTACCTTGCGTCTGAGAGCCTTGTATTTAGCCGAGTCGGGGAGCGTACCTTGTGATACTATCCGCTTGGTCAGTCTGTCGGCAAATGGTTGGGAGAAACCTGTCCAACGCTTCAAGGGATTCCAACTCCGTGTATCTATGGCATGTTTAGCCGCACGTGACATCAGTATTTTAGATGAACGGACGTTCCCCTTGGGGTCTAGTATCGCTTCTGGTGTGAGGTCTTTCTTAGTAGGCTTGGACTCTATAATTTTTGCAGACTCTTTATCCATTGGTATGGTTCTCATCTTCTTACCAAGGACTATAGGTTCACCTCTATATATTATTCCGTCTACCCAATCCCCCTCTGTCCACTCGTTCCATCCAAGTCTCTTGTACCATTTAAAGAGTTGATTTTTTGACATGGGAGCAACCCCAAAAGGAGATACATAAGAAACTAAATTGACACCCTCCTCATCTGCAATCTTTTGCACGAGTTTCATTGTTTTAGTAGCGTGTCCCTTACCCTTTTCAAATGATCTTATATCCTTATACCATAAAACCTTACCATTGGTATGTGGCTCAATCTCTATTGCAGTTGCACCAATAACAATCTCATCAGGATTAAATGAATTTTTCTTGCCTAACTTTTTTATTCTGTTTAAAGCACGTGATACAGAAGGAGTTATTTTTTCATTTTTTATATCAACTTCCTTACCTGTTGGTACATCTGCGTATTCTTTTTTCTGAATAAGTTTTGAAGCCCTAGTTAAAGTACGAGCCTCCTTACTCAGCGTAACCTTATCTTTAGGTAGTTTAGTCTTACCAGATGCAATCTCTTTTATAGGTTCTTCCGTATCAGGGGAAACTCTTCCACTCTTTTTCCACTCTGCTTCCAGTTCTTTTGCAGAGGGTTGCTTTACCATTTTAGAAAATCTGATTAATGTCCTTGTCCGTGGATCAAGGTCTGTCCCTTTTAATGCAGTGCCAAATAGATGTCTAACTTTAAATAATGTTAAATTCTTAGGCAGAAGAAATGGTTCCTTATAAGCCAATACCGTTGGATCAGTACTATCTCCACCATGAATTTCTTCTTTCCCTTTCCTTGTCCTCTCATTGAATCTACTACTGCCAATAAATTTTAAATTAGGGGCAAGATTTTGAAGGGATGCAATTGCTGTTCGATTACCCTCTTTAACATTCTTTTGTTCTGCTTTAGTTCGTTTTATATCCTTGCGATGAATACCATCAGTTACTGACTGGTCAAGCCTGTCTGCTTCTTTCTTTTGATAATCACGACTTCCAAATATAGTCTGATCCCAGTCCACAAAACCATCCTGTGTAGCGGCTAACCTTTTTTCAGACTCTAATCTTCTTTCTTCCCATGATTTTCTATCTATTACGTTACCGCTCTGGTAATAATCTTTTTTAAGATCGTAACCATTATCAGATACGTTATCCCAACTGAGTGTAGATATATCCCCACCAATATGTAAAAAGCGTTTAGCTCTAAATTTCTTATCCTCTCTCAGATGTATAAAAATATCTCCACCAACGTGAGTTAAATTGGGGAACAATTCTTTTATATTTTCAAGAGATTTATAATGTAGTTCTCTATCCTGTTTCTGCATCAGATAGTATTCATCATCTATAAAAATATGAATGTCCTTACCCACTCTTTGTAGGTTAGGTAAATATGAATTAGCATATACTTCTAAATCTCCTCCTACTAAGGTAAGGTTAGGTGCCGAATATCCATTGTCATCAAATCTTTCAATCCAATCTACACGTTCACCCATTGAAGTGTCCCATCTTCTAGCTACTCTTGAATCTCCAGCGATAGCATACAGCATAGGAAAATCTGGATTCATCTCCTTCCCTTGAGCATGAACGAGATCACCCCCAATAGAGTGTAACTCTTTAAACTGTAACGGTTTTGCTGAAAGATTAATCCCTTTATAAGAAGCTGTATCTACTTGAGGAGACAGCATTACATCTTCGCCTACTGAATAAAGGTTATTAAAATCTATGGTATAATTGCTAGTCGATTGAGGCTCTCCTTTGATAAAATTATCATGTTCTACACTGTAAATGAAATTCGTGTCCACATTCTTTAAATTGGGCAACCCTCGTGTTACAGTTGAATCAAGGAAATATTTATCAGATTCAAGGCCACGATAAATCTCAACCTTACCCACACTCTCTAAATTATTAGCTGTTGAATTACCTAGTAATGAAATTTTACCGGGAATGGCAATAATATTGGGGATATCTACACTATTTTTAAGAATTAATGCTTCTGCTAATACTAATTTGGGGATCACAACTCTTCTTTTCCCTTTTTTTAAATCGGCTTTAGTTATAATTCCTTCGATCATAGCTTTACTTAGTTCATCCGAACTCCATCCAGCATATAATTCTCCATGAACAGTAGTTAAGTTAGGAAGAACTTCTGTCCTGTTTTGTATAATTGGCAATCTAACATTTTCATCCATAAAAGATAGACCACCACCTACAATTCTTAAATGTTTATCTGCTCCTTTTTTAGATGCCTCAACATTCCAGTTAGTATTTTCTGCTAGAATTTCTATAGGAAATTGCTTTTGGTCAGGTATTAAATCAGGGACTATTGCTTTCATTCCTGTAGTGGGGGAAATAGAGAGCATTAAATCACCATCCCACCTAGCGGCATATCCTCCACCATCTAGTTCTCTCAAGTACATTCTGTATTTTCTTCTGCCGTAAGTCTTATCGTCTCTTGCTTTCCATTTACTCTTTTCTGCAAACTGATTTTCTATTCTTTTGAGTATCTTCATACCCTCTGTTGCGGCTTTCAGTACTTTACCAGACTGCCCCCAGTCATTTATTATTATTTCTTCACCCCATTCTGTTTCTTTAGCTTTTATAAAATCGTTGACAGCATCAGCCATCTCAGCAGGAATGGTATTATTATTCTGTTGGCTTTGGATTTCGACCAACTCCCTACTATACCCTCCCTCCTGTAGAGCCTTTAGAGTTCTTGGAACTTCAACATCACCCTTCTGTTTATACTCAAAACGAAGTCCTATTAAAAACTTCCCATTCTTTTCATAGTAGAATACTGGCCCTCTAGGTGCATAAGTTTCCTCATATCCATCCTCAAACCAACACCATGATGTATGAGCATGTTCTCTCCAATTTCGATATATTTCTTCTTCCGTATGTGTTCCCCTATGTTCAGACGTTACCATAGGAGATTCTCCCCATACACCTCCATCTAAAACTACTACAGGTTCGCCTGCTATTTTTGCTTCTCTGAGTGCTTCTTCCCTGTGGAGCCTTGATCTTTCGACAAAGTCATTGTACATATGTCGCAGACTGGTAAAGTTTCCAGCCTTAAACCTAACAAAAGTATGAGCCAAAGCACGACCAGCACCTACTACTTCAGGGGGAGCAGTTACATCGGTCTTCCCAGTACCTAAATTTAAGGCTCTCATTATTGCAGATTTAAACAGTACTTCAGACCCTGTACCTAAATCTTCAGTGATCAAGGACTGATCTAGGTATAATGCATTTTCTTTATGTATTTCCTCATGTTCTTTTTGAACTTCCGATTGCCAATTAGTAGTAATAGATACTATATCACCATCATCCATTCCTTGTATCCAGTCCTTTGCATCACGAGAAAAATCTCCATCTTCTGTATATATATATTCGTGAGGTATAAATCCTTTATGACCACCTTCATTGATATTTGCATCACTTGAGCTTCCACTCGTCATTCTTTCTTCAAACGCTGTACGTAGAAGAGGTTTATTTAGTATCTGTTGTGGAACCATTTTGGCGTATTCAACGTGCCGTTTTAAACTTTCTATTCTGGCAGGAACAGGTTTACCATCGAACACCTTAAACATCTTATCCAAATCTTCAAATAACTCGGTATACCATATAGAATACTTCTCTGCGCCAGCTACTTGAAATTGTCTATATACTTCATATGCTTCTTTTGATTTTTTACCAGTCCAAACCGTTCTCAAATCAGGATTATTTGTGCCAGACGGTAGATATTCTTCAATTTCTTCCGTCAATATAGCTCTATGTATATTGAAATCCACTGCGGCTATACCTGCTAAATCTTCCATGTCTTTTATAAAGGGGTTATTCCCCGGCCCAAAGTTAAACCATTGCTCTGCCCATTCCAGATAAGATGCCTCATATGGTTGTAACCCTTTTTCTTGCAATCCTTTATTTTCTTTGTCCCATTCCTTTGTTCTTCTAGAAGCACGTGTCCGTAGTATATTTTCTGTTCTAGCTTTTAGAACTTCTTCTTTTTTAGCTTTCCGCTCTGCGGCAAGCTCGCTTTTCCACTTGGGCCTTGAGGCTTCAAGTCTTCTACCAACCTTGCCAATTCCCCTGACTCTGTGAGTAGGCGTAATCCCTCCCATTGCTTGGCTGACAACTGGCTTCGCACTGAGGGTTGTGAGTTGTTTTCCATATCCTGCCTTTGTTAAAATGTTATTAATTAATGTTGCATAGTCTTTAGCTTTGCCTTTTTGTGGTGCGGTTCCATTCAAGAGGTTGGCAAAGTCTGGTATCTCATGAATCTGTTGAGTCAAGTCTTCTTGAGTCACTACATCTTCTAGAGTTCTCCCTTTTCGTCTTGGTTCTGCCGCACTAAATTCCATCAGAGCTTTATAAAAACTCCATATGGTCTCCTGTACTTCCGCTGGCTCCCATGTCTGACCTGTTTGTTGTGTCAACATATCAGCGGCTTCTCTAAGTTTAGCTGATGCTATGGTATAGGTAGGCATCTTTATACCTACTCCTGATGGAAGAAGATTTTGTCCTATTTTATTACCTAAGATTCCATAAGCATTCCATTGCCATACATCATGAGTAACCTCATCCAGATTACCCATCAGGTTTTTGTGAAAACTCTGTACCTTTGGCCCAGATAGAATTAATTTTTTAGGATTTTTTGCGGTGAGGGTGCGGATTACATTACCATGTAGCATAGTCATTTTACCAAAACGACTAACAGCTTTCGTGGCTAATTTTACAATATCTGCTTTATTTGTTGGCCTATTTGCTCCTATCCATGCGGCCCATAAACTTGTTGCCTCAAGAGAACTAGCCTGCACTGTTGATTTTGGGGATAGAGCCGCCAGTAAACCTAAAAATCTAGGGGCATCAGCACCAAATACATGATTGACGGCTCCTAATGAATTGATATACCAACCCTTATGTATCTGACCAGCAAGGGCCATTGAGATTAACTCCGCTGTATTGAGACCAGTCTCATCTGGTATAATAGAAATTCCTTCTCTACCTTCCAGAGTAGCCAGCATACGATCCGCAGACTTAGGTGTAAGTAAATCCAATTCCTCTGGTGTCATGTACTCAATGAGCGGAGCAAGTTTAGGATTAGCCTGAAGTGCCGCTATCACATTCTGTTCTACCTGAGCGGTACCACCGTATGCCTTAATTTTTTGTTTGGCGGATCTTATATATTTAGGAGTTTTAAACCCAAAAGTTTCAACATCTAGGGGTGCTTTTCTAGGCAGGTCTTTATATCCATTCTCCTTATTTATAGCATCCACTTCTGCATCAGATAGTATCCTATGAATCTTTACTGCTCCAGCTATAATCCATTCCCCTTCCATGTTGGGGTTTGTTTTATACCTGTAGTTGCCATCCACAGGTACTTCATCTTTTATTTCCTTTGTTTGCGGCTTTATCTGACCTGCCAGTTTATGACTTTTACTATATACCTCTCCTCGTTTATCTGCTTCTGGTTGCCAGTCCACATCATCTGCGACTTCAACCACAGTCCAGACTTGATCATGTCGTCTAGTTGTTGGTTTCTGTTTACCATCTGGCCCTACGGGTTTTTTATCAGTACCAATATGGTAGGCAAAAGGTAAATTGGTTAAGTGAATTCCCGGCCTTGGGGAGAAGCCACTTGTTTTTATAAACTCTGCATCTACCCACTCATTCATATCAACTGGTTTTGATTTCCCAATATATAAGGGGAACAGTTTACCCTGACTCCTCTTTTTCATTTTTAATAACTTATACCCCATAAATGTTTTCTTAGGAGGGGGCTTAGTTCTTTTTGAAAATCTTAAACCAGCATCATTAATAGATGCTTGATGTTCTTTAGGAGTGCTTATCTTAGAAGAACGGATACCTAATATTTTTAAAGTCTCTTTTACAGCTTGTTCCTGTGCCTTCTTTGTCTGCTTTTTCTCTCTTAATTTCTGAGCCTCTGCCCTTAGCCTAGCTTTTTTATTAGCCTCGACCCTATCTATCTCAGGTTGTACTCCTTTAGTTACAAGTCCTGCCTCCTTAGTGGCCTTCCTTGCCGCTTCTACATCTTCTGTAAGTAGTTCCTGACCTGCTACTTCAGTAACAGAAGCAGTCTCACCACTCTTACGTAAATATTCTTGGTATGCTTTTACTTTCTCTTCTGCGGTTTGAACTTGTTCATCTTCCCTATCTTCTTTTACCAGAGCTAACGGTTTAGATTTTACCCAGTTAGAAGGATCAAAGAAATCACCAGTGATAATGTTCCGTTTACCACCTACGTAGTCACGTTGGATACTTGCTAATATTGTTCTGGCTTCTATTTTTGAAACCCTTTTCTTACCTACAATACTAGACAGGTATTTTTTAAGGGAGTCATCCAATCGTTCTAAAATATGGGGATCACGTACACCGTACTCTGTGAACTTATGTGCTAGATATTCTTCGGCAAGTTCTCGTTTCTTATCAGTTGATAATTTTGTATCGGTCTTCTCTTTTAGTTTTAGTCGTTGCCTTAGACTTGGTCGTTGTAATAATTCTGTATCGTATTCAGGATCAAGATAAGCGGCTTCTCCTGTAGGGGTTATCTCAGTCCTAGCCCACTCATTAATATCTTCGGCATTGTTGGCGTAAAAATCATCAAGGAATGCATTGAACTTTTTATCATCGTTAAAGAATTTTTTTAACCCTAAATGTGCTATAGGTTCATGGAACACACCTACTTCTACTGCCCTGTTTATGGCTTCACTAGGAGTTTCTCCTTTAATATTACCTGCAACTAAATAAATAGTCTGACTTACATCATCATCATGTACAAAGGCTTCGCTGTCCTTCAGGAGTCCCTGAGCTTCTGCTAGATATTCCTCCCCTCCAAAAATATTAGCCAACCGCACATCTTCTGACTTATCTAGTACAACGTATTTCGCCTTATTCTTAGATTTAAACATACTAAAAAGACGCTTCAACGTGTCCTTATCAGTAGTAACTTCTCCTGTGGTAGTCTCATCTATAACAGACTTTAAAACTTTAGGAGGGGTATATTTTTTCTTAGCTTGTTTTTTAGTTTCTCGTTCTAGTTGCTCTGCAGTTTTTAATGGATGTGCTTTTTTAAAATCTTTTTCAGCCTTATCTAAAGCGGCCTCCCTCTTTTGTAATTTTAAAAGTTGAGCTTCTCGTTTTCTTTTTATTGCATTGATGTCAAAGATTTCTTCTGAGGTAAGGAGCGTTCCGTCTTTTCTTACAGGTGTTATACTGGACGGCAATCTTGCCCTAATATTATCTAGTATTTCACGCTCCCTTGCTAGAGCTTGTCTCGTAGCGGAAAAATCAGTACCTCTTGCCAGTTTTATACTTTCCTCTTCCGCACGTATCATTTGTGCAACTTCCTCACGTGCGTAGACCTCCTGATCTTTTTTACTCTTAAGCTCCGCCTTCGTCTCTATTTCATTGGCCCTCTTAACTGCCCTACGTTTAGCTTGGTAAGCCTCTTGACCTGCTCTAAACTTATAGGCATTCTCTAGTGCCTTTTCTTCTGCCTCCCATGCTTCCCACGGATTTTCTTCTTGCCCATATCCGTTTTCACTAGCTAATGCATCACGTGCCTGTTTTTGTCTTAACTTTGTATCCGTGCCAAGGAGCCGTTGTTGCTCTGCCTTAACTGCTATTTGATTTCTATTCTTCTGGAACTCCTCTTGTACTTCTCTTAGTTTTTTACTTGCAGTTTTAGGCCCATCTACACGGTGATCTCCTACCATTGATTCAACACCAACAAAACCTCCGCCATAGAGACCTTCTTGTACCAATGATTTTGTCCAGAGTTCCTTATCGCTTGGCCCAAGAGTTAGAATCTTTAAGCGCATTGCCTCTGCTTTAT